CTAACGGTCACTATCGGACCTCTTAAACACCACCCCACCCAATATCCGCTTCCGTAAATTTTCGCTGTCCGCATGGCCTGCATGAGCCACCCACGAGGCAATACGCTGGCGGACATAGTCCGGGCCAATTTGGCCCTTGGCATACTGCCGCTCCATGCGCCTCATCGTTCGCTTGATGCGCCGGATTGAATCCTTCCTCAGCAGGCGCTTGTGGGGCCAGATGCGATACCCCAGGAAGTTCACGCCCCGGTCGGCTGGTAGCACGCTGACCTTGCTGAATCGCATGCCCATGCTGTCCAGCTTGTTATCGAACGCCTGGCGCAGCTCCAGGGCCTCTTCTTTAGTGCGCACCAGCACCACCATGTCATCCATGTAGCGCGCATACCGGCGCAGGCGCAGCTCTCGCTTTGCCCACTGATCAATGCGGTTGCCCACCAGGTTGGCAATCCATTGGCTGGTCAGGTTGCCCACGGGAATTCCTACAGGGTCCGGGTCAGATGGGTCGGCGGTACTGTCTATAATTGAATCCAGCAGCCTCAGCGTGTCCGCGCAGCGGATGCGATCGCGGATAACGACCTTTGCCAGGTCGTGGCGAATAGAGAAGAAGTACTTGCTGACATCCATTTTCAGCACCCACGTGTCGCCGGTGGCCACCATGCCGCGCAACCACTTCTCAACTCTATTGGCACCAACATGGGTACCTTTGCCGGGCCGGCAGGCGTAGTTATCAAAGACCATGGAGCGGTCCCAGATCGGCCCGCAGATGTTGCAGATTGCGTGCTGTGCCACCCGGTCTCGATAAGGGGCGGCAAGGATCTCGCGTCGCTTCGGCTCATAGACCACAAAGGAGCGGTACCGGCCAGGCTGATACGTGCCCCACAGCAGCTCCATTTGCAGCGTGCCCAGCTCTTCCCATAGGTTGGCCTCAAAGGCCGCCACGCCCAGGCGGTCACGCTTGCCGCGTCTCGCCTGGCGGTGCGCGCTCAACAGGTTGTCCCAGTCAATAATCTGCTCAATCAGGTTGTTTGCTTTTCGTGCCATCGGGTATCCATTCGGTTTGAGGAGGGACGACCGGGCGGGGCTTTCGCCGGCGGCTATTCGCGCCGCCCGGGCTATCGTGTTCGGCCCGCAGAGTGCGGGACCGGGATAGATCGGCTGACCCCCTGTGACGGGATCTCAGGTGACGGCAACACCGTTGCCGCCCTCTCTGGTTGCCTTGTGGTGGTCACAGACGCAGCGCAGCCCGACATTGCCATTCGCGTTCCACGGGTTCGCGTTGGAGTTCAGGCAGCGGGAGCCGCAGCGGACACCGTTGTCGAAGTTGCCGCCGCCGATGAACGCACGCCAGGCAGCGTGGTTCACCGCACCGCGCGTCGAAACCCGACCTACCCCTTAAAGTAGGTCAGGCGCCTAGGCGCTGACGCCAGGCACCAATCATGGCGCCGATCTCGGATAGCTGCTTGCTGGCATCAGCTACTCGCTTGATGCCTAGCAGCTTGCGCTCTGCTGCATGGCGCAGCAGAGCATGAAGGTACCGGACCTGTTCATCAGCCCGGTATATCTTGCTCTTTTGGTTACTCATGGCCGCCTCGATCAGGCGCCGCACCAGCTCCCACAAACCGTCCTCCAGCCGGAGGGCGTAGCGGTACCGCTGGTGCTTGGGGATTTTGTCTATATGCGGCCCCAGATCGAGAATCAGCCGCTCTGCTTTATTGACGATGACCAGGCCCCGCTGTCGCGGGGCCCTTTCAGGGCTCGGGCTCACAGGGCGCCACAGACGCAGCGCAGCCCGACATGGCCATTCGCGCCCCACGGGCCCGCGTTGGAGATCAGGCAGCGGGAGCCGCAGCGGACACCGTTGTCGAAGCCGCCGCCGCCGATGAACGCACGCCAGGCAGCGTGGCTCACCGCACCGCGCGGGGTGCCGGAATCCTTGCCGACATTAACCGCGGAGGTGGTCCAGGCGAAGGAGCCGCCCAGGTCGTGATGATTATCCAGCCAGTCCCACAGATTGCCGGCCGCATCCACCACGTTGAACATGGAGACCGCCTTGGCCACCGCGCCGGCCGTAGTCGGGCCAGTGTTACTGGTGGCTGACCACGCCATGTCGTTGTTGGCATCGTTGCCCTGGGGCGCGCCTTCGGCGTAGGTCAGGAACTCCTCAGCGGTCGGCAGACGCTTGCCGGCGTTGCGGGCCAGCAAATGGAAGTCTGAACGGGCGTAGATGTCATCCTTGATCGGGGCGATGCCGTAGCGGCTCACCGGGATATTTTCCGGCCAGGTGCCGCTGCCCTCGCTGTTCAGATAGATGTCCACCCACAGCTTGCCGGGGACCACCTCAACCATGCCGGTGGGGTCGCAGGTCGGGCGGTGCTGACGATCCCAAACCGAGTTTGGCACGATCTGCACGGCTGGGTCGTAGGCTGTGTCGTAGCGGTTTGCCACCGAACGCACGCGGCCATAGTGGAAGCCGCCGATTTTGCGGGAATTGGCGCTGGTGTAGCCGCCCGGGACGGTGATATTGGTGCTGGCGATCAGGCCGGCAAGACCATCATCACTCTGCACTGCATACAGATACACGTCATCACCCACCGCGAGGGCATCCAGGGAGCCGTCCTGATTGGCTGCAGCGGTCGGATCCCAGTCGGTCACCGAGTTCAGGACATAGCCCTTGCCGTTGCCGCCGATATTCAGGACGCCTTCCGGGAAGTCGAGGCGCATAGCGCCGGACGCCTCAATAGAGCCCATCATTTCATAGTGGCCCGCACCTTCGGCGGAGATTGCATACGACCGCTGAACCATCAGACACCCTCCAGATCAGTAATTGCTTGTTCGACATCCTGCACCGTGTAACCCAGCCGGAAGATTTCCGCCTGCGGGCTCTCGGTGCGCTTCATTTGCACGCGCCGGGTTTCGCCGGTGTCATCGTCTTCCACCTCCAGCACCCGGAAGTCCGGCATATCGCCGTCCGGCGCTTCGCCGTCTGCCAGATCGCGGTCATAGACGTAGGTGAATCGACCGGACAGAAGTCCCTGCCAGTGCTGTTTGAGCGTGGCCACGCCCTGGGGGCGGATCTCGCCCTGGACGGCCAGGCTTTGCATCAAGTCATAATCGGCCCGCGTGCGCAGACCACATCGGGGTACACCCTGCATTTATGCCTCCTCCACTGTGATTACTGATACGCCGCTGACGCGGCCAATGGCGCCCTCATGAGCGTCCAGCATCGCCTGCACGCCCGCCGGGTGGGCGGCCTTGCCATTCAACTGCCCCTCAACATGCTCTGCTGACGATGCAAACTGCACCATGCCAACCCTGCTCTCGGTCGCAGCCCTTCGAATAGCCTCAGACAGCCGCCCAAGCTCTTGGTGATTTGGAGTTAGTCCTGCATCAACAATTACCTTCCTCAAGCTCTCGGTAATCATATAAAACCAGTAGCTTCCAGGGGCCGTGGCAGGAACACCCTGAGACGAATCGCCATCTGTGGGGTATCCGGAGCTGGGAGACTCCGGCGCAGAAGGCGGGGTTTGTATTGCGTTGCGCTGATAGACTCTATCAACCATCAGTCATTCTCTCCGTATGCAAATAAAACAAGGGTGTGAGCCGGCTTCAGGCGGCTTATGACGCACTCCAGCCGGTCGTTGCCCCATGTCGCCAGGGGCTCGCTGACGGTGCTTTTAGTGGTGAAAACATCCACGGTTTGTTCGGGCGCGCGGACGGTCCAGGTCCAGCGCCATTCCAAGCCGTAGATGGGTTTATCTACCGGGTCTGCCACGGTGTAGGGGGTGTAGTCCTCCACCTCTATGTCATAGCCAAGGTCTGCCGCTACGCCTTTGAAATACTTGCGGCTGGCGCCGCCGGTACCGGTGAGTACTCGCAGCAGTGCGGCCCGGCGTTCGGCTACGGTTTGTTCGCGCTTCACGCAGGGATCAGGAAGGCCGAAAGCGCGCTCATAATCTGGCAGCAGCTCGTAGGCGGTGCGGGGGTCAGCCTCTTCAACCAGCAGATCCGCGCGGGCATCTACCCGCTGGAACAAGCCAGCTCGGGCATAGGTCAGCTTTTGCCAGTTGGTGTCCGATGACTGCGGCAGCGCCCGCCCGGGCGGTGCCAGCATGTTCATCAGATCGCGGTATTGCTCACGGCTCAGCGCCATGTCGGCGTCCCCAGTACAGGAATCTCATTTATGGTGTGCTCCACGTTGTCAGCGGGCAGCACCAGTTCGTGGCGGCTGTCGCCGGCGGCCACGTAGATCACCCCGGACAGCTGCTCTCTATATAGAGTGCCACCTGGTTTCGCGGTATCGGTCAGAAAGTCCTTGAGTGCGGCCGTTACGCGGTCGCGGGCTTCCTGGGTGTCAGGCGTTAGACGAATTTCAGGATCTAACGGCGCAGGCGTTGGCTTGACGACATAGAAGCCCCTGGCGGTCACCGGGCGCTCTTCGTCAATGTGTTCTTCAACGGCTTGAATTACGGCATCGCTGGGGATGATGTCTTCCAGTTCATCGCACACCAGGCGCAGGGTTACTTCCCCGATATCGGGCTGGCGCGGGTATACCCACACGCGGGTGATATCGGGGTGAGCCTCCTCTGCCCAGGTGATGTAATCATCCTCGTTGCCGCCGTGTGGCGGGCGGCGGATGCGGCGCAGCACGCGGGAGCGGTAGCGTTCCAGGTCTTCTTTGTCCGCCCCGCCGGTCAGGCCCTCACTGCCCAGCACGGCTTCACCGTCCACACCGTCTGCCGGCTCCACGAATTGCAGCTTCTCGCCTGCATCCAGATTGCCGGCCTCGCCGGCCTCCTGGGCTGTTACCTGCAGGGCTGCCTCGCCCTGGGCGTCCAGGGTTACGGTCTCGTCAACGATGTAGACGGCGCCGGTGCTATGCTCCAGCTCTGCGCCCTTCAGCACCTGCGCGCCAGCGGTACCGGTGACAGGTACCGGGCCGATGGCCTTCACCGCGCCTTCACGAATCACTTTCCAGATACTGCCCCAGCGCTCCAGCCACTCTTCGTCAGCGGTGTCGATCATCAGCTGCTTTGCCAGCCAGGCCAGATACCCGTACAAGCCATGGCCCACACCCGCGTCCACCTTGGCGACAACGCCCAGCAGCGAACGGCGCAACTCCGGGCGGGCACTCGGGCGCTGGGCGCGGATATCAGCGCGGACGCCTTCAGCCAGTTCATTCAACGTCGGCGATTGCCAGGGCATTACTACCTCCACACATATTGAAATTGTTCGGCCAGGCGGGAGCCATCGCCGCGAATCACCACCACGCGGATCTGCAGCGTGTCGTTGGCAACGGTTGCGGCTGTCACCTCAAGATCTGCAGCCACTTTGTCTTCCAGCAGCCATTCCAGGGACTCGCGGGCATAGGTTTCTGCCCGGTCGCGTACGCTCTCCAGATCTTTCTCCCGGCCCAGCAGCCACAGCCGGGAGCCGAACTGGTCACCCTGGGTTTCGGCCAGGGCATCGGCCCACCAGCCCCGGCGGTCATTGCCACCGCCCGGCAGCTCGTCATCCGGCAGGGCCCGGCGATCACTCAGCAGGGACAGCGCCACGGCCGTACGCATGCCTTCGTCACTCCCCAGGTCTCCGGCTTCGTCCAGGACCACATCCAGTTCAGCGCCAATCAAATCCAGGCGAATATCCATCAGCTCATCTCCTGGTTGGGTTGATCGGTTGGCCCATTGGTGTTGTTTTCGTCGTGGTCGTGGGTGTTGTAGGTGCTGCGCATGCTGCTCATGGTGCCCACGCCGTCCTGTACTTCGCCGCCTGCAGACACATTCATGGTTGCGGTGATGCTTTTAAGCACTTTCAGGTTTCCGGTGCAGGTGGTTTCCGGGGTGTCCAGGGTGACCGATGTACTGGCAAACACCTTTACTTCCGGTGCCTGCACTTCCACGGCACTGCCGGCCTCCAGACGCACAACACGACCACGTTTGAAAACCAGCTTGTCCCCCTCATCGGTGTACAAAGCCACTTCGCCCGGGGTCAGCCCCTTCAGGCGGTACCGGCGATCACTGGCCACCAATCCCACCAGGTGGCCACGCACACCACCGATGGCGGCCGCGATGGTTTCCGCACCCTTCAATGGGCGAGCAGTGAAGCCATACGGCTCCATGTGTTCCACGTTGCGGGTTTCACCTTTCAGCAGCTTCACCTGCAGGCGCTGGAGGCCGGCGGCGGAATCGCTCAGGGTGACAACGCCCCGGCTGATCAGCAGACGCATGCGGCGCCAGATGGGCGACAGCAGCTTGTAAGCTTCGCGACGATTCACCAGGCGTCCTCCTCTTGCTCTGGCTCCGGCTGGGCCTGCAAATCAAAGCTGCTCGGCGGGGCCACGCGGATCTCCGCACGCTCGCCCTGTTCATCCAGGACCAGCTGCACTTCGGTAATCAGCCATTCCACGCCATCCAGTTCCAGCCATGGGTCATACACAGGCACCAGGTAGCCCGGCCGCCACACGCCTTCGGCATGGCGCCAACCTGCCACGGTGTAAGTTACGCCTCGGGATTCACCCCAACGGCGGCGCACTTCCCATTCCGCGCGCTGCTTGCAGGAACTGCGGTCCACGCCGGTATCACACAGCACCAGTGTGGGACGGTACCGGCCAACGGCTTTATCCTTGGCGCGGCCTTCGGGCTCGCTGGCTGTCTCGCCCCACACGTCGTCACTGGCCACGCTCTGGCCCTGGACGATCACATCACTGAAGCGGTCCCGGTCGCTGAAACGGCCACTGGCCCGGCGGATGTTCTCCCCCAGCACCAGGGCGGTAGACAACCGACCACGCGGTGGGCGGGTGATCACCAGGCGGCCCTGGGCATCGGCCACGAGGATCAGGGCGCGGTAACTGGCGATCTGGGCCAGTGCCTCGCCGTAGGTCTGGCCGGGCTCAATTTCCAGGTTGCGGATTGGTGCGCCCACATCCACCTCAGCCACCACCTCAACGCCGAACGGCCGGGCCAGTTGGCGGGCCACCTGCAGCACGGTGCGGGCTGTTTCGATGGGCTGGGCGGTACCGGAACAATCCACCAGGTCCGCCGTTTTGGAGCGGCCGTTGACCACCAGCTCGTGGCCCTTCGCGTCATAGTCCGGCAACACGTCGTCGATATGGCCAGTAATAACGGGCTCACCATCAATCTCCAGTGAAAACGGCTCGCTGGTACGAAGCGGCCGGCGCTTCGCTTCGCCCCATTTCTCGGTAACGCTCACCTCAAACGTGTCCGCCATTTTCTGGAGGCCCAGGCGAACGGTTGCGGTCTTCCAGCCGCCGTGGCGCTGGCCATCGGTGCGCAGAATCAGCTCACTCACTCAGCACCTCCAACTCTGCACCGCCGGGCACCGCACCGGGGTGGCGTACGCGGTTGCGGGTCACAATCTCATCGGCGCGGGTGGCATCGCCATACAGCCGTTGAGCGATTACCAGGGCCGGCATTGCCCGGCGGGTCTCGTACACGGTCAGCTCCGGCAACGCGGCGCCCCGCTGGCGCAGGTCATCCACTACGGCCGCGCGCAGCAGCACCAGGCGCTGGGCGGTGTCCGGGTTCAGGGTTTCGGAAGTCTCCAGCGGCTCGGTCAGCCCCTGGGTGATCTTTTCCATGGTGTCCTGGGCATCCTGCCGGGTGTCGTAATTCCATTGGGCTGAGGCCTTGGCCGCTGCCACGGCCGCGCCACGGCGGATCAGGTTGACCGCTGCGGTCTGCGCCTGGGCTTGCTGCCGGGCGTCGGCTGGTGCCGATGCTGATTCAGACTCTGTTTCACCGGCATCAAACAGGGCTTCGTAGCCGCGCAATGCTCGCAGGGGCTCCTGGAGCTGGTTGGCAATCCCGCTGATGGTGTCGATGATGGCGCCGGCCAGTTCACCTGGCGTGCGGATCACCCGGGCGATCTTGCCGGTTACATCGCTAACCACGCCCTCGGCATCCTGCAGCGCATCCAGGATGGTCTTTTCCACTTCGGCTACGCGATCAGCCGCCAGATCCAGCACGCTGTAATCCTCTTCAAAATCTTCTTTCAGAGCGGCTTCCGCTTCGGCGGCACGGGCCTCCACTACCTTCGGGGTATCGGTAACCGAGCGCGGATAGCGGGGCTTATCGTCCGCCCGCAGCACGGTCATGTTTACCCGGGCCATGCCGCCTTCACGGGTGGTTTCGGTGATGTGCGGCTTACCAATTACCACCACCTTGTGGGTGCCGTAGTAGCTGTGGCGCATCTCAAACGCGCCCGGCAGTTCCAACGCTTCCGCCAGGCGGTTGCGCTGCACGTCGTAGTCATCGCCGATCAGGTAGCCGGTGATCTGCCATTCCCGGGCATTGCGGCCCAGGTCTTCGGCGTAAGGCTCGTCACGCAGCGGGTATTCATGCACCTGCACCCGGCGGCCAGCTGAGATGGAGCCGCGCTCCAGGTGCAACACAATGCCCCGGAATTCTGCGGTGCCGTCGCCAATTCGATCTCTCCAGCTCATTGGGCTATGCTCCTGCAGAAGATGGAGGAAAAGTCATGTTGAACAATTGGATTCGAGTGCCGCTTGGAATGGCGGCGGGTCTTTTGGTGTACGCCCTGGTTTCTCAGGCCGGCGAGGACCGCACCCTGGATATGAAAATCAGCGCAGAGAACGCGACACAGGAAGACATACAGAAGGCCAAGGGCTACCTGGACGGTTTTCTGGAATCCTGCCCAACCATCTTTAATGAATTTGAAGACCGCATTGCTGAAGGTCCCGAGATTGAGCTTAAGACCCCCATGCCTTACCGGGAGGACACTTACGGCTGGCCCCTGGAGGTTGCCGTCAAGCTCGTTGTGAAGGCTGACGGAGGCGTGGCCAGTGGGCATCATCTGCGGTACTACATGTGGAATGACGCCTGGCTTACGGGAAAACACCAAGGTGCTGAGTTCTGCGGCCGAGAAGGAGAACAGGTAAGAGATACTGTGGTTTACACCAAGGGGGAGCCCGCCAGCAACGCGCCCATCCCCGTTGAAGTCGACGAGGCCGAAAAAGCCGAATCGAAAAAACTCGCAAGTGACCTCGGGCTCAAATACGGGCAGAAGTACAGCTACACCGAGTGGAGACAGGAAACGCTGGAAGGATTCCGCTTCCATGTCCCCGCTATTGGCGACTGCGGTACCTGGACCGAGCCCAAGGACTGCGAGCGGCATGCCAGTATTGGAGGGGTGGAGACCATTTTCTGCTCTCACGGCGAAGACCGTTATGGTGATTGCGTCACCCCCGGCGATGGCCCCTTCCTGGAAACCTACTACCTGACCGAGCATGATGTGACCCTCTTGGCAGAGGAACATCTGACCGATGAGGGAAGCTACTTCAAGCTGCTGCAGCTGGCCCGGGGCCGGCAGCCTGACCTCTACAAAAACTAGGGTCATGGCCACAACCCCCAGGCACCGGAATCCACATCCAGATCGGGTCCGCCCGGGCCCTTTTCTGGCGTGACACTTCTAACGCGGCCTTCCTGGTCAACCTGAATTCTAACGGTGCTCTCGCGCTGGTCGTTGAAGTTCACTGCCCGCTGAGCCTCATCAAATCCCAGCGCAGCCAGTGCCCTCGCCACACCTTCCCCAATCGCTTCGCCAATATCGCGGCCGGTCTCGGTACCCAGCGGGCCTTTGTCGGTTAGCAGGTTGTCGTTGATGAGGGTGCCGACACCGTAGCCAGCAGCCCCGGCACCGCCAACAGCCAGGCCAGCAGTACCCATGGCCCCAAGGCCTGCGGCGGGAATCATCCGGAGGGAGGGCGCACGGCGCGCCACCTGCCAGTTGCTAAGACGGTTTACCCGGTGCCTTGGCAAGCCAGCGCGGCTACCACGGCGGCCACCAAAACCACCAGTGCCTGACCCGCCACCGAGCCCACCACCCGGCATATTCACAACATAGACCGGCTGCACACCGGCCACTTCTTCCAGTGCCTTGCCGGCTGCAACGCCGGCACCGACACCACCGAACCGCTGGAGCAACTTACCACCACCCTTGGCCAGGGCGAGGCCGCCCGCAGCAGCCGCCACGCCGCCTCCAAGAAGCTCTTTGCCGCTCAGGTTCTGCTCATCAAGCAGGTACTTCACCGCGTTTTCAACGGCCTCATTGATGGGTTTGGCGAACTCATCCGCCGCACTGCTAAGGGCGTTTTTAAGGCGGGCCACCTGGTCAACTGAATTCGACAACGCCTCTTCAAGATCCTTGCTGATTGTGCCGGCGCTGTTCGCAATGTCCCTGGTCTTTGTCCTGGCTCCAGCAATAGCGTCTCCGGACAACAGAGTACGAAGCCCTTTGATCGTATCCAGGTCAGCATTTCCAAAGGCAGCTTCAATAGCGGATGAGCGTTGCTGATCGGTCTCCAATTGCTGGTACTGCTTGGCAATGTCGCCCAGGACATCGAAGGCGGCCCGACGGTCGCCTTCTGCGTTATAGAAGCTTACGCCGGTGACCCGCTGGGCGCGCTCCATATACTTGGCATTGTTGAACAGGCGAAGCGTGGAATCCGCCAGGGTTGCAAGGCGCTCTGGGTTTCTTTCAATCATCGAAAGCTGCTCGATGAAGCCCAGGGTGTCCGCAAATCCAAGACCGGCCGATTTAGCGTTAACACCAACACGGGCAAAGATACTGGAGAGATCTTCCAGCTCAGCATTACCCAGGCGCCCGGCCTCGGTCATCTGATCAATCAGGGAAATGGCGGTTTTTGGATTGGATAAGTCAAACTTGAACGCCTCTCCAGCTACACCAACTGCAGACGCCAACACCTCAGCATTGGCACCCGTTACCGCCATCGCCGGGTTAATCGCGATGATAGTGGCCAAAGCCTGTTCCCATGACTGGCCAGCCTGGATAAGGCTGTTGAAGCCGTTCAGAAGGGAGTTTAAGGACTGACCGGTTTCCTCGCTCATGCGGTGCAGTTCTTCGCGCAGAATCTGGGACTGCTCAACCGTAGCGCCCGCAGTTTGGCGGATCTGGATCAACTGCTTATCCAGCTTCGCCGACTCAACAGCAACGCGAACCCCCGCATAAGCGCCGGCTGCGCCGCCGAGCATGGCGGTGTATTTGCCCCCCAGGGATTCCAAGGTACGCCCCAGGCCACCAGCAACCCGTTGCAGCCGGCCCATATGGCGGCTGCCATTAGTGGACAGCTGGCGCATGGAGTTTTCATAACGCCTGGCGTTTTGCTCCAGGTTGCCCCGCAGGTTCATCACCACACTGGCGCGCAATTCACTCATTCGGATTCGTCCTTACGGGCTTGGTTTATGTAGCGGTAGAGTTGGCGGATGGTGAGGCCGCGTTGTTCGGCCTCGCTCCATCCGGTTATCGTGGCGACCTTCCAGATGACCTTACTCAGCGCCCGGGCGGCCGCCTTCGTCTCGCCCCCGCCGGACAACCTCCTTTTGCACCTGATTGGAGCCGCCAGCATCAAAGTTGCCGGTTACGGCCAACAGCAAGTCCAGGTCTTCCGGGTCCAGCTTGCGCAGCAGCTTTTCATCCAGCGGGCCGCTGATATCGCCGATGGAGACGATCTGCCGGCGCAACACTTCCACGCTGCTGCGGGAAGGGCTGGAGATCAGCATGGGCTCTGCGCCGCCTTCGGGCGTGGGCACCATCATCAGGCGCTCGGAGGCTTCCTGGGCGTCCAGGATGTCGCCGGCGGTGGGCTCACGCAGCACCACTTCCTTGTGGGTGTCCTCGCCGATCGCCAGGCCGTGAATCAACGTGATGGTTACTCGGGTTTTGGACATTAGATGCGCTCCACTCCGAAGGCGCCCCAGTTCAGGCGCACGTTACCGTTTCCGCTGCCCAGCTCGATGGTGTCCGTTACGAATGCACGGCGCAGCATGTAGGTGTCGCCGGTGTCGGTCTCAAAGAGAACCGTTGCACCGGTGATCTTGCCGAGGGCTATCAGGTCCGTCTTGGCGGTGTGGCGCACAGTGGTAGAAAGCGCGGGAGCTTCCGGGCTCTCCTGGAAGCCCTGCACCCCGTGCGGGCCCATCACAGCCTGACGGCTCACTCCCCCGACATTCAGGGTGGCGTCAACGTCGGCAAGTAGCTCCTCGCCGTCCACCTTTACGGTGGCCTTGCCGGTAATTTGACCTTCGCTCATGGTTCTTTACTCTCCTGCGTTTAAGGGCAGCCCGTTACTGCCGGAACTGGGTCTGCATCGCGTGGGTGCGGTACTGACCAACCAGCTTCGGCGAGTCGATCACGTTCAGGCGCTTGGGGTTGTCCGGGTCGATGCTGACGACCAGGCTTTCCTTGTAGCCTTCGTAGTCCTGGGCCCAGCCGGCCTGGATGAAGTCCTGGTATAGGTCCAGCAGTTCCGCCTTGGCCACCTTCGGGGTCACGATCGGCTGGCCGGCGCCGAACAGTGCGGCGTCTGCATCCTCTGCCAATTTGTGGCGCGGGAACTTGGACAGAATGCGACTGACCTGCTCGTACCGGATGCGCTCCAGGGTTTCGGGTACCTGGATGTCCAGGTACGCGTCACTGGCAATGCCGGCGTCGTTCTGCTGGAAGGTGGTGATTTCCCGCTCAATGCGCACGGTGCCGTCATCGGCCACAGTGAATGTCGCGATACCATCAAACAGCAGCAGGTTGCGTTCGGCATTGGTCCACGCCTTGGAGGTGCGCGGGCCAATCAACCCGGGCAATTCCAGGTATTGCAGCGGGCGGGCCGGGTCATTGCTCAGCGACCCGGAAGCCACCATGGCGTAGGTTGCGGCCCACAACCAGGTGGGACTGGCCGCGTGGTTGGTACCCATCACCGTCAGATGGGGGCTGTTGTGGTTGCCGCCGAAATCGCCGGTTTCCGAGTGGGTGCCCCGGAACGCACCAAAGGCGCGGCCACCTTGCTGCACCATTGGGCCGAAGCGCCGGTCCAGCTCGTCTTTCAGCACACCGAGGTTGGCCGTGTCGTTATAGGGGCAAACGAGATGGTGGTACCACTGATCACCCATCACATCGATGGCCGCCGCCAGATCCGGGTTGGCGCTGCCGTTGGCCATGGCGGTGAACGACACAGAGAGACCGGCCGGGGTTTCCTCGTCCTGGCGGTTCAGGTCCAGGTCAATGTCGTTGCCGGTTTCGCCTTTCCAGCGGCAGGTCAGGTCCACCTTGGCCGTATCGGTGTCATTCACCACAGCCGTTACCGGCAGGCGGTCATCAGCGCTGATGGCATCCACAATGGACTGGGCTACGTCTGAGGCCTGGTCAGTGGCAGCAACGCCCACCCGCAAGCGGTACCCGGCAATGTAGAGCGCCAGGGTGCCGGGCACGGTCGCGGTACCGGACACGGTCAGGCTGCCACTTGCAGCTGCGGCGGCGGGGTCGTCATCCAGGGCGATGGCCACGGTTTCCTGGAACGGGTTAACTTTGAGCGCAACACGCAGCATCTCGGCAATCATGGAGCCACGGCCGTAGTAGCGCTCTGCCTGCTCGGGGCTGGTTACGCGGTCGATCTCTCCGGCCTGCTTTGAGCCATTTTCATTACGCTGGCCCAGCACCAGCAGGCGGGTTTGCCACACGCCGCTGTTGGCCAAGCGGTCATCAAATTCAATGAACACGCCCGGCAGGCGCAGGTCACTGGGGATGTTGTTAAAAACACCGGCGGTAATCATCGCTTACTCCTCGGCCTGGGTTTTGGTGGATTTTGCGGCGGGTTTGGCACTCGCTTCCTTCGGCGGCTTCGCCTCTACCAGGTCGCCATCACGCATGCGCCGGCGGATGTACTGGTTGGGCTCTACCCAGGCACCAGCGGCCGGAATGGGTTTGCCGTTTTCCCGGCGCACCTGCAGCACACCTTCGGCGGGCTTTTTGGGGTTACGCTGGCGCGGCTGTACATAAATCGGTTTGCGGGCCACGGATTATTCCTCCTGGTTCAGCTCTGCCCGGCTGTGCAGCTCGGGATCGTTGTCACCACCCACCTGGTGGGTGCCGGTATAAAGCTCGAAATCGTTCAGGGTGTTGGCGTCGAACGGAGCCTTGAAGTTGAGGGGCAGGCGGTAGGCAATGCCGTAAATCACCACCCCTTCCTTGTCGAAGCGCTCTGAATACAGGTTGTCGATGCTGTCCAGCTCCAAAGTGCCAATGCCTTCCACTTTCAGGGCGTGGACGGCTGGGGCTACGCGCTCAACCAGCTCATACGCACCCACCTGGCGCTCATTGCCCCGGCGGCGTTCACGTTCGCCACTGGCGTGGGACGTCACCACGTACACCACGTAACGCCCACCCACGGCGGCCTGATTGGTGGTGTTCGACGGGCTCTTGCCGCCACCCCAAGCCACATAAACACCTGGTGTTTTGCGCAGGGCCGCGCGCAAGGTTGCCTCACTCCATCGGCCTGGCAGGTCTTCCACGGTTTTCACGTGGTTGCCCAGCACCAGTTGGCAGCGGGCAATAATTGCGTCTTCCACTTCGGCCAGCATCAGAAGCCACCTCCACCGAAAACGCGACGGCCGGCGTCAAACTGCACATCACCCACCGACGACTCAGCAGGCACCCGGGCGCCCAGCTTTACGTCACCCCTGGAGACCGAACGCAGAAACTTCACGGCATCTTCGTAGCGCTTGCGCACCTGTTCGGTGGCGCGGTCGTCGTACAGGCGATACCGGGCGATGTCTGCGCAGTAGGCGGTAACGATGAGCGGTACCGGGTCCATCGGCACCGGGTAGCCGGCGGCGGAAATAAAGCCGTCCATTTCGCCGGTGGCGTCTTCAATCGCGCGGTCTACCACGGCCTGGTCTACGGCCTGGCCGGTCTCGTCGTGGGCCAGGTCCAGCAGTTCGTCTTCACCAAACCGCTTAACCAGGTCATCCAGGGTGCAGTACATTGCCGGTTACTCCTCGGGCTCGGCCTGGTAGGTGATCTCTTCCACATCCAGCGCCGGGTCTTCCTTGATGGCCTTCACCTGGTCCTTGGTGAGGGATTCCAGGTCCACGCCCATGCCTTCGCGGTTGAAGCGGATGCCAGCGCGGCGGCGGCTGCCTACACGGCGCTTGGTGCGCACCCACAGGGCCGGCTTTTCCTCAGGCTTTGCGGCCTGCAATTCTTTGCCCTGGTCTTCGCCCTGGGTATCGCCTTGATCGTCTCCACCAGGCTTGGCGTCATCATCCTTGGAGCCCTCCTGCTCGCCGGAGTTGTCGCCCTGGTTGTCCTGGGGCTCGGAGTCTTTGTCCTGGTCTTCGCCCGGCTTGTCGTTTTCAGCCGGTGCGGGGTTGTCCTTGCCGGTTTCACCAGGTGCGGTGTCCTGCTGCTTTTCCGCGTCCTTGGGCTCGGGCTGGGTTGCCTGGTTGGCATCCCCGGCCGCTGAATTCTGTTCGGCCTTTTTGGCCTCGGCGGCGGCCTTGGTGCTGGCTGCGGCCTTGTTTTTTGCGGTGCTGTTACGTGCTGCCATGATCGGTCTCCTGAAAAACCCGCCCCACGCGGGAGCGGGTTTTCTAACGCTTCATCGTTCGCCTAACGCCTTAGCTGCTCGGCAGCCAGGGGTTGAGGATCAGCTTGGATGTGTTGGCCCACTCGTTGGTCTCGCCACCGGTGGCCAGGCTGTTTTGCAACACCTTGCGGGCGGGGCCTTCCATGTTGCTGGGCACCATGGTGTGGCTGTGACGCAGCGCCAGCGGGCGGCCGTAGTCGCCTTTCATCTGCTGCAGGCGCTTACGGGCCGCCTCGTAGTTGGCCGCCGTGAACTCCTGCTTGGAGCGAACCACCAGTTGCCACAGGCCGGGACCTGCGTTAACCCGAGCATCCACACCGAACAGGAACTGATCGGTCATAAACACCTGCGCGTCATTCAGGTTGGTGATGGGCCGGAAGTTGTAATCACGGCGCTTCTGGAAGACAAAAGGCTTGATCGCGCGGGTAGCGTCCATGACGTACCAGGCCGGGCCGGTGCCGCCCATGTCGTTGCTGACGGACTGCTCGTTGCCCTTTTCATCCAGTACGGGGTGGTCTGCATCAAACAGCGGCTGGCCGTCGTAGCACTCAGGGTTGCTCTGCATGACCTCTACAACCAGCTCATTCGGGTGCTCACCCGAGCTGCGGCCGAATTCCTGGAACACAGGTGCATACAGGCCGTAGGTGTCGTCTTCAATGTTGTCGCGCGGTACGCCTTCGGTCAGCTCGAACTTGCGGTTCTTGATGCTGAAGCCGGCGCTTTCCAGAGAGTTGACCACCCGATCACCAATCCACTCACGCATGCGCGGCAGGCTTTTCAGGAACGGGTAGACCTCTACGCCCGTGGTACTGGGAACCACAGTGGTGAAAGCTTTGTAGAGGCCTGCGTCATCACCCAGAGAGGACATGCCCTCCTGGAATTGCGTCTTGTAGCCCTGGAACAGGGCTTGGAGATTTGCGTTATTCAAATCCATCGGATTACTCCTGATTAGTTAGCGGCAACGCCGTTGGTGGGGTCGATGTTTACCCACACACCGGCATCGTCCACGCCGTCGATAAGGCCGGCAGGTGAGCGGCTGCTGGTGGCGCTGGTAAGGGCCACGGTCTGGTCATCGACGATGTAACAGACCTTGCCGGCATCAGCGGCGGTGATCTCGTCGGCGCTGGTGCTGTTGACAAAGAGGAAGTTGCCGCGAGAAACCGCCGCCAGCTTTTCGCCATCGGCGCCATCGGTGTTGTCCACGTACTCGTCAAACCGGCCCAGGGCAACAAGCCCGGTAGCGGTGGCGCCCGGCTTGGCGAAGCCGTCCGCGCCCATTACGGCGATGGTGCCGGCATGGCACAGCACGCCGCCTTTCACGGCATGACCACGCACGCCGCCGGCGCGCTGTGGGGTGTTTCGGTTTTTGTTGGCCGCTGCCATCAGGTTGTCCTCCCGTTATTCAGTGGGGTCAGTGATCAGGCCTGGGCGGCCAGATTCTTGCGGTAAGTTTCGGGGTCCAGCCCCATGTTTTTGCAGACGGCCAGCTGCTCTTCCGTCAGCTGCTTGTCATCGCCATCCTTGGGCGGCTTTCGGCCATCCACCTGGGTGGCGCCCTTCAGGGCCGCGATGCCCGGCGCGTCTTTCAGGTGCGCCTTCAGAGCCGCAACGCCCTGACCACGGAGCCAATCGGCATGGGCCTTGCCAGCAATGCGGCCGTCTTTCAGGCCAGCGTCAATCAGCTCTTCCAGTTCCTTGGTTTCGCCACCCTGCTTGAGCACGGCCAGCTGCTGGTTGAGTTCGTTGTAGACCGCTACCGGCACATAGCCGGTGAGGTCCGGCTCGGCGGCTTTCGCCTTGCTCTTGAGCGCGGCTACGGCTTCGGTGGGTTTGTCGTCGTCGCCCAGCTCCAGGGCCTGGCGGATTTCGTCGGTCTGGCCGGCCTTGGATTTGAGGGCCGCCAGTTCCTGGTTGATCTGCTCATCGGTGGCGTCGGCCTTCAGGCCCAGCGCCTTGATCAGTTCTTCACGTTTCACGGAGTCTTCCTCCTGGTCTGCTTCGTTGATTGCCATGCGGGCGGCCGCCAGTTCGGTAATAGCGCCGTCATCAATCGCAGGCGTGTTGGTAAGTGCTAGGTGCAACAGATCCAGCACGGCGCCGGTGGTGGCGTCATACGGGAACACGGGGGAGAGGTAGCGCATTTCGGGCGGCTCACCATTGGGGCCTGGCGTGATCGCTTCCTTGGCCTTGGCGGTCCACCTCACGTGGCCGTAGAGGCCATCGCTGCGCCACTCCAGTGAGCGTGGGTCTACCCAACCACTGGCCGGAGCCGGTTTGCCGTTAACCTCAGACAGCAGAATCTGGTGCTCGTAATCAACGGCAATGTCTGTGCTGCGACTGGAAGCCTTGCGGATCACTTCCTGGGCGTGGGCTTCGTCCAGGTACCACGGCCCTTTTCCAGACATGGAGCCCCTTGGCGCGTTGAACTGGCCGGAGGGGATCAGCCGGGTCTTGTCGTCGGTCAGCCGAACTTCCAGGGCACACACCGCAATGGGTGGGCGTTTGCCCTGGGCGCAGACTGCTATGGTCGGGTACTTCGATGCGTGTCGTTTCATGGGGCCAGATTGCCGGCCCGGGCATGGATGAAGGATATAAAGCGTTTTGGGAGTTTTTGGGGGTCTGGCGGGGGTGTTGCGTGCGTGAGGGTTCGGGCTGAGAGTTCAGGTTGCCCGTTGCAGGCAATCTAACGCGGGTCTAACGGGGGCTTCGTTGTTCTGTGGTGCGCTGGCCCCGGTTCGGAATCTTCGGGGCGCTGTAGCGCTTCTGAGGCGGTCGGCTAATTATCGCTGAGCGGTTCGCCCATGTAGTCCAGCAGAGTGTTCACCGCGTTGGCTTCATCGTCGCTGGAAAGGCCCAGCCATTCCCGGGACGGTATGCCTCGCTCCGGATCGCCATAATGTTGGGTAGCGCCGTACTTGCTATCGGTGCCGTACTCTAACTGATCATCGTCCGCCTGGTAGCGCTGAGTGTCTCGCAGATAGGTATTCAATACCAGTATCTCATCCTTGCGGCGCTTCTTGCGCTTGCGGTACTCATCACTCAGGGGCTCCCAGGGTTCGCCGCTCGGGCTCTCCTGGCGGTCGAAGCGCTCCCGGTGGCTGACCAGCAGATCCTCACCAATGGCCGCGAACGCCGGGCGGGCGTTACGGCCACGTTCGCCCAGCTGTTCCAGGGCGCGCTCCACCCGTTCGGTTTCAATGCGCCAGTCCAGGCTCACGCCGGCCATCAGTCATCCTCTCCCCGGCGGTACAGGCGCACCCCCTGGCGCAGGCGGTCCAGCCCGGCCGCCTGTTCGTCGGTGGTGGTGATGCCGGCCCAGCCATCGCGGCCCCATTCGAAGATGGCCACGGCCGTGCCTTCATCACCAGGTAATGCAAACCGGGCCAGGTAACGCCGTCGCAGCACGGGGCGCTGGCCATCGCCTGGCAGTTCGGCGGCTACCCAGATCTCGTCTGGATCGCGCAGAGCGTTGGCCAGTACGCCCATGTACCGGCCGTCGGTGCCGGCGGGCAGCTGCCAGCTGTCGTCCGCTGCCAGGAACAGGGCGTCACTGATCGGCAGGGGCTCACCCATGGGGTCTTCAAAGCGCATCATCTGGCCGTCACGGCGGGCACCGAATACGCCTAGGAACCGGTCCACGGCCGTGGGGGTATCTTCGGCCTGGCTGGGGAGGTCATCGGCAAAGGTGCGGGCCTCGGGCATTGGGTCGCTGGCTGGCCGGCGCGGGAATGGGCCGGTGGTGCCTCGCAGCGGGCCATCCATCTGGGGCGGGGTTACGCCCCGCACACGGCCGGCGCCGGGGCGGTGTTCAAAGCCGGGGTCTATGCCCTTGGGTACGCGCACGGTGCGGGGGCTGGGGCCGTTGGCACCCACCACCTTTTCCTCGTATTCGATATCGGGGCCCCGGTCCAGCACGGTGTAGCCCCGGCGCTCCGCTTCCTTCTGGCTGATCATGTATTTCTTGCAGGTGCAGCCCCAGCCATTTTTAGGTGTCCACCGCTGCCACCAGGCGTCGTCAAGAGGTACCACCATGCCATCGTTCGCCAGGTGTTCCGGGCGCGGGTTTTCGCTGCCGCCGTGGCGGTACAACCCGTACGGCCGCAGGCGGCGCAGCTCCGGGTCTGACATCTGCGCCTCACGCCCGGCGTTGTAGCTCTGCATCAGGTTGGTTTCATAGATCACGCGGGTGCGCCAGCCCCGGGAGCCGTTGTAGCTCCAGCCGTGGCGCTCCACGATCTTGTCAAAATCCTTGCGGAAGTCCTGCAGGGTGCCGCCGTTTTCGATCGCTTTCAGCACAGAGCGCTGGAAGTCTTCCACGATGGCCATGCGGTTGGCACCGGCCACCATGAACGCGTGGTCGTGCTCGCTGCCGTAGATATCCGTCCAGGCGCGGGTGGGTATGGCCACCTTCTGGCGCAGGTAGTCAATCTGCTCACGGAACGGCAGGTTGCCATAGCGCACGGCCATTAATTCACCTCATCCAGCAGGTCTGAACGGCCGGCCAGTTCAGCGGCGGCCAGGGCATCGCCCATGAGTTCGGCCAGGTCGTTAATGGGCAGCTCGGCGGAGATCTCCACCAGCCGATCGCGCAGGTCTTCCAGGCTTTCGGCCTGTTCCACCGCCTGGCGGATTACTTCCACCTGGGCGTTTTCAGCATCGGTGGCGGCCGTTGCCAGCGTTTTCAGCTGGGCGCCCTGTTCTTCGCCGTCGCGGATGGGCTCGTCCTGTTTCAGGGCGGCCACCGGTTTGGTGGCCAATGCCTGGCGCAGGGCGCCCAGGCCCTGGGGCTGCGGCTTTACTTTGGGCTGCAGTACTTCGTCGTCATCACTGGCGCGGGGTATGCCCGTGCGCTCGTGCAGCCACCACACCGGGACGCGCGCGCCCATGTCGACAAACACCGGCAGGGATTCAGAGAGGGTTTTGTAGTCCTCGGTTTCGCCGGTGTCCAGGTAGAAGCGCGGGGCCCGGTTTACCCGTTCAATGCCAAAGTTCAGGCAGGCCATCGGCCACAGGATGTCGCGGCGGATGGTGCCGGCGTACTGGCGGATGTCTGACTTGATCAGGCTGTTCTGGCCGCGCTCGTGGACGTTGCCCAGGGCGTTGGTGTTGGTGCCTTCGCCGGTACCACTGGTGAGAGTGCCGCCCAAAATCGCTTTGGCCTTGGCGCGCTCACACCAGTTGATCATTACTTCATAGACATCAGACCGGCCCTGGGCGGCTTCCAGGAAGTCGATCGCCATGCCGTCCGGGATGATGCCGGCGGCGTTCTGACCCAGGCTGACCACGGCCCGCAGCAGCGTGGCTTTTTCCTTGTCGGAGGCGTTGCGCGGGTATTTGCCCACGCGGGCGGGCATACCGTAGATTTCCAGCAGCTGGGCCAGATCGCCAAGGGCGTAGTTCTGGAACAGGTACGGCCACACCAGCATGCGGGCCAGGCCGCTGCGGGCAATGTAGCCCGGCTTGGCCTTGTGGCGGTGCTGCACCCAGCCCAGCGGCCACAGCGGGGCGCCGGTGGCGCTCATGTCGCGCAGGGTAATCTGGTTCTGGTCATCCGGGTGCAGCCGAAACCAGGAATGCGGGCACAGCTCCGGCTGGCCAATGTGGCGCAGGCTGCCGTCACGATCCCAACGCAACACCAGGTTGGCGAAGCCGTGGCCGATGCCTGAGCCCATGTCCAGGATGAGGTCTTCCACCGCCAGGGAGCTGAACACCTCGGCGGCGTGGTCTGCCGCCTTACGCTCGGCGCGGTTGGCACCATCCGGCGGGACAATCTGCCACTCCAGCTCGGCGGCCAGTTGCCGGCGCTTGGCGAGATCCGACCCGATCTGTGGGTCTTTCTCTTCCATATCCTCGAACAGCTCATGCTGAGCCTTGAGGTCGCCTTGCTCGGCCGCTTCCAGGATGTTGTAGAGCTTGGCCGGGGTTAGCCCCTTTGTGGGGTGTTCGGCAAACTCACGGCGCAGCATGCCCACGCGGGCATCGTTGGTCTGTTCGTCTTCCAGGGCTTTTTCAATATCGTCTTTGTCTGCGCCGTCGTCACCAGCCAGGCGACTGATCAGGCGTTTCAAGTTCGGTAGGTTTACCATGCGCCACCTCCAATGCCGAAGCCGGGCCCGATCGCCTCGTCTTCGTCATCATCAAAACTGCTGCCCGGCCGGGGGGCCGGGGTGAATTCAATCTCTACGCCGTCCATGTCGGAGGCGCTGTCGGCCAGTACACAGGCCATGGCGGCATCGCCGTGGCGGGTGCCGTCTTTGTTGGTTTTGCCTTCCGGCAGGCGGGCCACACCGCGCACCAGGGTGAACGCGCGGTGGTCTTCCAGCACGTCATCGGATTTCGGGATGGTGATGGTGCCGTCTTCAAACCGCGCCTTGTAGCGGGGCATGCGCTCCCGGTACCAACTTTCGGTGGCCATCACCTGGTCTACCAGTGAGCCCCATTCGTCCAGGGCGGCTTCCCCGATGTAGGAGCCATTGCCCCGGCTGTCGATGGCCACGCCACACAACCTGGGCAGGCCGCTGCCCACGGCGAACAGCACCTGTTCCTGTTGCTTGAAGGGCACGTTGTGCATTTCCACGAGGAAGGGCACCGTGCGGTGCAGGGTGGAGCCGATCTCCATGGGCGCAATCACCGACAAGTCACCACTGCGGGCAAAATCCTGGCCCAACGCGTGGCGGCGTTTGGGGTCCAGGGTGCGCAGCAGTGGGGTCAGGTTGTCGCGTATCCAGTCATCCATTTCAGCCCGGCGGGCGGGCTCTGGCAGGGCGTTGAAATCGCGGGTGCCGTTGAATCTCAAAATCGGCGCTTCAGCCATGCAGGCTTCAATCTGCACGCGGGTCAGGTAGCTGCCGCCGCCCAGGGCCGGGATGCAGAATAGCTCTTCATCTTCGTTGGGCTTGTAGCGGTTGATCAGCTGCTGGCGCCACTGGGCTTCGCCCTCGCGGCTCCACTGCTTGCCGGTTACCTGGCAGATCCGCTTATACAAGCCGTCGCTCAGGGCATCGTCCAGGTCTACCCGGTGCAGGCTGTAGTCGTAACGGCCGGCGCGAATGTCGTTGATCAGCTCGTTAAATGGATTGTCTTCGCCGTTGTGGGTGCTGATGATCCGGATCTGGCCACCCCAGATGGTCATGGCCATGGCGGCTTTCAGCAGCTCTTCGATGTCATCCACAAACGCGGCTTCATCAATCACCAGGCGTTCACCGGGGCGGCCCTTGGAGCGCAGGTTGCGCGGGTTGTTGGTAAAGGCCTGGATCTGGTGGCCGGAATCAAACTTGATGGTGTAAGTGAGGATCTGTTTGTCGTCCGCCTCAATCACAGACTCTTCGATCTGGCTGGCCGCTGCCTGGTAGGCCTTGGCCCACCCGGCGCAATCCTGAATAAAGGTCTGGGTCATTTCCTTGTTGTAGGAGATGTAATAGACGTTGGCGCCTTCATCGCTGGCCGCGTACAGCACGTCGTCCGCTGCTTCGGCGTAGGAAACACCGATGCGGCGGCTTTTCTCAATGACCTTTACTGCGGCGTTATCAGCCACCCAATTTTGCTGATAGCCCAGCAGAATGGCATTGGACTGTTGTGGCTGGCTGTGCTCCGCCACGGCCTTGGATAGGCGGCTACGGGTCATGCCATGCCTCCCAGTATGGCTTCACGCAGGGCGGCCACGCCTTCGCTGGACAGACCCTGTGCCCGGGCGGCGGTTTCGGCACTGGCAGCTGCTTCCTCGGCAGCGCGTTCGCGCTCTTGCCGGCGGATCTCCGCTTCACGCTTGACGTTCTCCGAGCTGGCCTTTTCCAGGCGGGTGACAGACAGGGACAGTTCTTTGACCATCTCAATCACTGCCGGCATGGATTGTTCGGTCAGCTCGCCTTCCTGGAGTTTCAGGGCGAGGTCAAAGGCCATGGAGCGCAGCATTTCGTTCACCAGGTTGCCCAGTTGGCCCTGGGGCTGGGCGCCCAGCTTGGCTATCCACATTTCGGCCACTTCACGGCTCTGGCGCAGCTTCTCGCCCACCTGGTTCATGCGCACGGCGTAACGGTTCACGGCTGACTTGCTCAGCCGTTCTTCGTGGCCTTCGGCTTCCAGGATGTCGTTAATCTGTGCCGTGGCGTCCAGCTGGGTCACGCGTGGATCGCGCAGCAGCTCCTGGAGCTTTTCGCGTACGTCGTCCGGCAGGCGCTCAACGGAGCCCGGTCTGATTCTGGCCATGGCTCAGCCCTCCAGGCGTGGGCGGGCCACACCGGGCACGCGGGCACGACCCATAGCCACATCTTCGCCACGGGCGGTCAGGCGCACCACCTGGATGTCACCAGTCTGGGTGATGGTGACCAGCCCCTGTTCCTCCAGCCACGCGAGTTCGGTGCGCAGAGCATCCCGCGACACGGTATGGCCAACGCTGCCCAGAACGCTGCGCAATACGGCTTCGTTGTGGCTGTAGCCGGGATCTTGTTCCAGGGCCTGCAGAATCACCAGGCGTTGGTCCGCTGCAGTGTATTGGCGATAATCCATTGTTAGCTGCTCCGCTTTTCGTTTAACAGGTATTCGCTGATCATGCCCAGCTGCCGGTTGACCGCGGCCAGCTGGCCGCTCATGTTTTCCATTTGTTCGGCTACCCGGCTCATGCGCTTGTGGGTGATTGCCAGGTCTTCATGGGTGGGCATTCGCTCAAGCTCTTTTTCAACCACGTCCATTCGGCGCTCCAACACGCCCGCGCGGCGCTCCAGGCTTCCCAGTGCCTGCTCGTTGTCGTCCTGCTTTTCGTCTATGCGTTGCTTGAGGTCGTCACCCAGCCGCTCGATAGCCCGGGCGTTCACCTTGCTGCGCTGGACGATGTGGGTATAAAGGGCCAGGCACAGCAGTGCGGCCAGCTGCAGGACGTCCAGCACAAATCTCATGTAGCCGACATCTGGCCATTCCATAGCGCGCCCTTATTCCGTTGGGTGGGTTGACTGGATGATGGATTCCAGCGTTTCTGCGTATTCGCGCCGGCCCCGGTCACGCTTGACGATCGCGCTGTAGGCTTCGTCACTCAGGCACTGCAGCTGCTCGCCATTAATGGCCGGCAGTTCGGGCCGGGGCGGCAGTGGCAGCGGTGTGGTGACGTATTCAACCGGCTGCGTCGTGCTGCAGCCGGAGAGGATCAAAGCGAGGAATAACCACCAATATTTCACCAGTCGCCCTCCAGGTCGTTGCGTTTCTGGGTGTTGGGCTTTGTCCGCTGTTCGCGGTGGCGCTTGCCGGTGCGGGCCATGGCCTGGGTGGCTTTGGCCTGGGCATCACTGGCGGCCTGGTTGTGGTCCGCCCGGCGGGTTTCGGCCTGGCGTTTGGCTTTCTCGGCATCGCCCCGTTTTTTGAAGGCGAAGCCCAGGGAGCTGAGCACCAGGAAGATGGCGCCGGCTATCCATTCAATTCCCATTTTTTTTGGCCTCCAGATCTTTCTGTTTCCATTCGCGGCCGATCCAGATAGCCAGGATCATGGCCACGGCGCTGCCGTAGGCGGTGGCGCTCATTTCCGGCATGGTGCCCAGGGGGCCCAGGGTCATGCCGGCAATGAAGTATTTGATGGTGACGACCAGCCAGCTCACTGCCACAAAGGGCAGCGTGCGGCTGGGTTTGCCTCGGGTGTCTGGCCAGGCAATCATTGGTTGCTCCTATTTGGGGTCAATGTTTCGGGCTTTTAGCCACTGCGCCACATCGAAGCCGGGGCACTCTTTGCCTTCGTCGTAGTCTCGGTGGCCTCGGATCTTGGCGTTGGGATGCTCCCAGCGCAGATCCTTCAGCAGCTGCTCCAGGGCATCTTCCTGGTTTGGCGTGAATTCATCGGTACCAATCAGGCAAATTCCCAGGCTGTTGTCGTTATGGCCAGAGACGTGCGCACCCTGCCAATAGTGGGGACGGCCCGGCACCTCCTTGCCATCCAACTCGATGACGTAGTGATAACCGATACCTGACCAGCCGCGCTCCAGGTGCCAACGATGAATGTCCTCGGCAGTGAAGTGCTTGCCGTTGGGCGTTGCCGCGCAATGCACGACAATAAGTTTGATTTGACTCATTCAGTTAGCTCCTTTTCGGCGTTGATGGTGCGCTGCCCCAGCTCCATCAGTCGGCGTACCTCGGCCCAGTCGCCGGCCTCCTGGGCAACGGCAATCTGGGCGCTGAGCACTTCGGCGAGGTCGCACAGCAGGCAGGCCAGGCTGAGTGCCTGGGCGGTGGGTTGTTCGGCGTTAGAGAATGGCTGGGGCTCGGGTGTTTCTAACGGTTTTTCGCAAGGGGGTTTACCTTGGGCGGTAGCCCGTTCCAACTGTTCTCGGCCCCATGGGGTGACGCTCAAGCCGTTCTGCTCAGGCTGGTCTTTCACCGCCTCGTATTCGAGGTAGCCGCTGGAACACAGCCAGTCCAAGTTAAGAGAGACCGCACCTTTGGCCTTGTTACTAACGGCGTTCATGGCCACGAAAATCAGCGGCAATGGAATCGCTGTGCGGCGCTGTTTTTGGAGATCGTGCAGGGTCTCCAGGAGCCGCAGATGCTGCTTGCTCGATGGCAGGATGACTGCCGTTGCTGCTGCTTTGGTTGTGGTCATGGCCGCCTCGCCTGAGGATGGTTGGTCGACGTTATGTGACCTTCAGGCTATCGGCGCGGGCGATTAATGAGGGACTAAAGCTTTTTGGGAAATTTCAGGGATTAAGGGAAAGCGGTGGGAACCGGGGGGAAGCAGTGCAGGCAACACGCCCGGGAGGGTCGGCGGTGCCTGCAACCAGGGCAGGGATTACCGGGGGTGGTCGTCTCCGAACAGCCCCGGCTGCAGGCGGGCGCGGATCATCTTACGCTGCCGTGCGAGGATTGAATAAATCTGTACTTCGGTCAAGTGGTACGCCTGGGCCAGCTCGGCCACGTTGGCGCCGTTGTGGCGCTCCCAGATCTCCCGGTCACGCAGGGCGGTTTCCAGCTGGTCACCCTTGGGGATGTAGTGGCTGCGGCCGCCGGCGAATGTCGACAACGCACGCACGGCCCGGAAGGCGCGGCGGCGGGCGTCTTCCTGGCTGGCGCCATCGCGGCGGAACGCGGATTCCAGGATGCTGAGCATGTCGGTCAGGCCCTGGGGCCACTTGGCCAGGATTTCCGGGTCATCCATGTGGTCCAGCATGGATTCATCCAGCTTGTCGTCAAACAGCGCCAGGTTGTTGTCCAGATCGGTATTACCCATGGTACTCCCTCCCGTGTCGGTTGGCGTCTACTACAAGCCCCTGCATCAGGCGGTACAGCTGGTCATCGTCCAGCCAGTCCACCCGCTCTACCTTGAACATGCGCTGGGCCATGCCGTCTGCGTACGCCCAGGGGCGGTCGGCTTCGGCCAGCAGGGCCTCCACTTTGTTCATCACCGCCTGCCGGCTGGGCGGCGTGCGGGGCTTCTTACGGCCGGCCTTGCGGGCCTTGGGTTTAAAGCCCCGGGCTTTCATGTGCTGCAGGATCTTCTGCAGCTCCGGGCCGGTGCAGTCGGAGCAAGAGCGCTTACCGCCGGTGGCGGTGGATATCGCCAGGCGGTAAGTGTCGTCATCCAGGCCCAGGTCTTTGCGGGCAATGTGGATCTGGGCGAGTACTCGTTTGCGGTGGTCTTTGCTCATGCCTCGGCGGCCTCCTCGTCCGGCTTGATCTCCAGATCCGGGAAGTGTTTTTTCAGGTGGGCGACTGCTGAGCCTTCGGTGCCGAAGTCCGGCATAAAAGCGATAACTCTAGGCTTAACCATTTCTTCCGCTTTCTTCTTTCCATAGATTTTTCTCAGGGCTGGTAGCCGCTTTCTGCTCCACAAGGCTTTTTTCGCCGGTCGAAAAAACCTGCTTTCAGGATGCATAGGCTGACCTTTATCGGTCATCATCCACTTCCCTTTGACATAGCCATCCACGTATACAGACACGAACACCTTTTTGCCGTCATGGACCTTGTAGAGGCTGACTTCATGGCCATCTGCCAGCAGCTTTACCGATCCGCCCAAGTGCTCCAGGCGGCTTTTGATTTCGTCCCATTTACTCACTTTTTCGCTCCTTTTCTGTATTTCGTGACCGGTCACGTTCAAGCCGGGCCGCGTCATCCAGCACCAGGCGCACCACGTATTCGGTTTGGTCCTCAAAGCCCCGGGCCCTGGCGTTGCTGGCGATCAGCTCTCGCTCACGCAGGGCCAGGTCCATTTCCATGCGCTTCATTCCAAGGCGCTGTTTCCGCTCACGCTGCCGGCGCTTGCGCTCGGCAGTGGTTTTGGCCATGACGTCCTCGCTTGGCTACCTGTCTTTGTAAGGAACAACGTTCTGCAGCTCTCGCTTTACCCCGCCGCTATCTCTGAACTCGCGCCACTTCAATGCGTGGCCGGGGCAGTAGTGAACCTCTGGCGCCGCCTCGAAAGCATGGCCGTGGCAAAGCGGCATATCGCATGTCTCGCCATCGCCTACCGGGTAGTCACACAGGTAAGTCCCGGCGTCGCCACAATTGGCATCCCCACAATGCGGCCCGAAATCTCCGCAAAGGAACATGAAGCCGCCGCCTTCTAAATAGGTCTTATAACAGGGCATGCATTCCTCGCTTTGGCTGCTCATCAGTGCCGGGGCACCACGCCCGGCAGACGCCCCGGAGGGCGTTTCGCTTATTCTTCTTCCACCTCATCAACGCTGAAGGGCAACTTCCCAAGGGTATCCAGCGCAATCCCGACGCCAAATCGGATTCCCTTGGCAATGTCACTGTCAGGCTCGATCTCCTTGTCACCGATTTTCAGTCGAGCGTCTTTGTGGTCCAGAATCAGCTGCAGGCTTTCAACTCGCTCACCGTGCCAATCCAGAAGCTTCTGCAAAAACTCATTCAGCTGCTGCGGATCGTTGATATCCATGTTTTCAGGCATTGCATGTCCTCTCGTTATTTGGCTGCTCATCAGTACCGGGCCACCACGCCCAGCAGACGCCCCGGCTGGGGCGTTTCGCTTAGGAGTTGAGGGCATCCTTCAATGCCTTGGAGGGCCGTAGCTTGGCACTCACGCTGCCGGGGATGGTGATTGTTTCGCCGGTCTGCGGGTTGCGGCCGGGGCGGGCGGCGCGCTCCACTGGTACCAGTTTGCCGGCACCTGGCAGCGGCACTTCGCAGCCTTCGGCCAGGCGGTCCTGGATGATCGAGCCCAGGGAATCCACCACGGCCTCCATGTCGGCCTTGCTGATCTGGCTGCTTTCGCGGCGGCTATGGTGGCCCTCAATCAGGGCATCAATCAGGCTGCTTTTGGTCATGGTTTTCTCTTCGCGTGTCATGGTTTAACACCTCTTTGGGTTTACGGGTTGGTTAAAGCGCTGCTACATCCAGCGGGATCTGGCGGTATGGGCCGTCTTGGCCCTGCCGCTCGTAGAAGCGCAGGTAGGACTTGCTGCCAGTCACCTTGATGGAGTCCATGATGGCCTGCATGGCCTGCTGCCATTTCTCGTGCTTGATATCCAGGCTGCGCAGGCCCAGCACGCGGGCGGTGTTGATCTTGCCTTCGCGGTCGGTCTGGAAGGCGTGTTCAACCAGGGCCTGCACTTCGGAGCGGCTGCCAGCCGTCCATTCGTGGATGCACTGGTCAATCAGCTCTTTGGCCACCTGCAGGCGCTCATCAAACTGGAGGTGATCAGACACGGCCCGCTTTACCTGGTACTGGCCGTCAAAGCTGGCCAGGGTGACGTTGCCTTTTTTGCCGCCGTAGTTGGTGTCGTACTCCCGGGCAGACAGTTCCAGGAAGGCTTCCACTTCGGTGGCAATCTCGGCCTTCACGCGGATCATCTGTTCCTGCAGGCCTTTGACCTTGGCAATGACTTCCATCACCAGGTCATCACGCAGGCGGTCGATGTCTTTGATCTGGTCCACGGGTACCAGGTGGCCCTTGGCGTTGCGCCGGTACTGGCCTTGGTTTTCTGCTGTGTTCATGTTTTACCTCAGGTCGCTTGGGGAAATGGATTGTGGGCCGGGCGAAAGCCGCTCAGGCGGCCACGTTTCTTGGGGTAGCGGTGGTGCCGCATGGGCTCCATGTACGCCCCGCCTTTCTTGGCCAGGGAGCTTTGCAGCTCCTGTTCGGTTTGTTCCTGGATCTCGGCCCGCATCAGGCGCACCCGTACGCGGGTTTGCTCCGGCATCAGCGGGAACGGCTGGTGCAGCAGGTGTTCGTAGCGGGCCGGATCGGCCAGGTACTGGTCCAGGGTTACGCCGTGCCGGTGCAGCATGTTGTTTGCGTACAGGTCGGCGTAGTGCTCCAGGTAAGCCGTTGGGTGCATGTTCATGGCTGGCCTCCGTTCGGGTTGTGAGGGCAGTTCTGGCACACGCGCCATACGCGCATGGCCATGGGGTTGTGCGTGGGCGCTGGGCGGTCCCGGTATTCCCGGCACTGTTCGGTGCTGATGTTGGCGTTGTGGGCCGGGCACGTGATGCCGTCCAGGGCGTCAAGGATGCGCTTTTCCATTCGGGCGGTGCTGGGGCTGGAATACCGGTTGGCCAGCAACAGGGAGACGGCGGTACGGCTGATGCCGATGCGCTCACCTGCTTTGGTGCGGCTTGAGGACTCCACTTCTTTGGCCAGCAACTGGATCCAGTGCGGGGGCTGCTCGCCCCAGTTGGAGATATCGACTTTGCGGCTCACTCGTCGCCCCCCTCTGTGTGCGGGTTGCGCTGATAAACCACCTGGCCGGTGTTGGGGTCGTACAGCTGCTTGAGGCGCTGGACCATCGGGGCGCGGGGGCCGGTCCAGCGGCCCGGGGCCAGGCGGTACCGGGCGGGTTTTCCGGGGCCACCCGGTCGGGTGACAGTGAGATACCCGGCACCGGCCAGCATCAGGCAGTAGTCGTTGGCAGTGGTTTCGGCCACCTCGTGCTTGGGCGTGGACGCAGCCTGCGCCAACTGGCGGCTGGTGAAATCGCCAATGATTTTGACGGTGCGCCACATCTGTTCGCGGCCCCGGCCCTGGGTCACTTCGGTGCCGTCTTTGCGGACTCGCGGGGCATCCACGCCGCAGTCTCTCACCAGCTCATATTTCACCAACCGCCCGCGCACGGATTCGGTGCGGCGCAGGTATCCGGCGGCTTCCAGGCCAGTCATGTAGTCGCGCACGCGGCCCTGGGGAGCCCACTCTGCGCCCAGCATCCACACATCGCGCACGGTGATGGGCTTGCCGCCTTTGTGCAGTTTGCGGATCGCTTCCCACATGGACTGGCGATCGCCTTTCGGGCCCTGGGATTCCAGGTGTACGGGCCTACGGGTAATGCTCTTCGCCATCCTTACGCCCTCCGCGCCGGTGGCTGACCGGTGTGGATGGCGCGCTCACCCCAGATTTCGAGGTCTACGCGCTCCCAGTTGTTGGCCACCGCTTCGCTGTGGATGCGGTAGAGGTTGACGGCGATGCGGCGCAAGCAACCCTTCACACGGGTGCGCACCTCTTCCAGCAGGTCTGCATCCATTTCGATATCGGGATAGCTGGACTGCGCCAGTTCCTGGACGTCGGTCAGGCTGGCCTTCTGGGCGGGCACCCACTCAAGCACCCGGTTGTGCAGGCGCTCCAGGCGGGACATGGAGGCCGGCACGCGCTCTTCGCCGATCAGAATCAGGGTGCCCTGGCTGGCGTTGTAGATGTCGGTCAGCACGTTGGCGGCAGCTTTGTCGATCACGTACTGAACATCATCAATGATGATGGGGCGACCGCTGCGGCTGAGCTGTTCGGCCACCTGGTCTACCATTTCGGAGAGGGTTTTCATGGGGATGATGCCCATTTCCCGCAGGATGGCGATCAGGAAGGCCTTTTTGGTCCAGCTCTCCCGGCACTCGACGTAGTAGGCGCGGTGCAGGTTGGCCGCATAGGCCGCTGCCAGACTCTTGCCATAGCCACTGGGGCCGTACATCACGACCAGCCCCGGGAGTTCCGGCGGGCGGTTGGCGGCGCTTTCCACGGCCTGGGCAAGCAGGCCTACGTTGGTCAGTGGTACAATGGTGTTGACGCTCATATAACTTCCTTCTGGTTTTTGCTTGGGTGTCATGGCCATGCGCTCACATGGCCCTGCGGGCGCTGACGGTTTTGCCGTTGGCGCTCGCTTCCATCACGCGTTTGATAGCGCGATATCCGGGCGTTGATGGGTAGGTTTCCCACCACTTCTGTTCTTTCTCGCTCAGTTCTTCACCGGCGCTTACTCGCTGATCCAGCTTCTGCCACAGGCGGTACCGGGCGGTGACGTCTTCAGGAATCACGAATTCTTCTTTCTTGGCTGCGGCCAACTGCTTGGCCTTGGCCCGGCCGGCTTCAACCAGGCGTTGGGTGTCGTCGTCATTGGCGACCGGCTCAATGGTGCGGATCTCGACATCACGGCCGGTGATGGTTTTGGCCTTGGTGGTCAGGCGCTTGAGCTGGCCTTTTTCGCGCTTGTCTGCCGCGCGCTGCAGCTGGGCCACCGGCATGGCTGGGGTGGCGTTGCCGTCCAATTCGGCGGTGCCGATCACTTCACCTTCCAGGGTGAACACGCCAACGCTGGCGCTGTCGCGGTAATCCCAGGCCACCTTTATTTCCTCGCCGTGGAAATCGCGCAGGGCGTCCAGGAAGTAGATGCCGCCGTTAATGCGGACCTCGCCCCGGTGGGTTTTGCGGATCTCCTGCGGCCGTGTGAGTGAGGCCACCAGATCCGGATCGGCGGTGATGGCTTCAAACCCTTCCACCTCGGCATCGGCCCAGGCTTCCATGGGGGTCTGGCGGCGCAGGCGGCCGGTTTCCATGTCGCGGATCTTGCGCAGGCCGTTGTGGGGCATGTTGTTGTAGCGGTCTACCGCCGCGCTCAGGCTGTCGTAAAACTCTTGAAAGGTCGGAATGTGGGCCGGTTTGAAGCCCTCTTTGATTGCCTTCCGGGACAGCTTGTGGGCGCGGGTGGCGGCCTGTTTGTCCATGTCCACGCCGATGTAGCTGTTGAAGTCTTTGGCCAGGGTGACGAAGGTCTGGTGGACCCGCTCAACCACGCCCCGGGCCTGGGAGTTGTATGGCAGTGAGTGGGTGATGGTGCCGCCCAGGCGGTCCACCACTTCATAGATTCTGTCGTTCTTGAAGCCGCTGCCATTATCGACATAAAACAGGCTGAACATGCCGGCGTTGGTGATGCCGTGGCGCAGGGCGTCCAGGGTGGCCACGGTGGATTCCGCCAGGTTCAGGGCAAAGCCGGTGATGCGGCGGCTGTACCAGTCCAGGACCACGGTGATTTCCGGGCGGAACGGCTGGCCGGTCAGCGGGTTGATCACCTCGGCATCGAAGGTGTGGCCATCGGATACCCAGACATCGTTCGGCCACAGGTGGTCTGTGCTGCGGCGCTTGAACGGCTGCAGGGATTTCAAGTCCTGGGAGCCCATGCGGCCGCGTTCGCGGGCTTCGGGGCTCAACTTCTGCAGCCACCGGCGCACCTGGTGTATGGATGGGTGCGGCGCAGGTGTGCGCTCAACCATCTGCTGGTAGGCGGCGGTAATGCTGGGCTTCTGGGGGCGCTGGTAAAACTTGAGGAACGTGGGGCCCCATTCAGGGATGCTCATGTCCTGCTTACGGCGGCGCGGGGCCAGTGCCCGCTCACCGTGCTTTTTGAAATCGGCCAGCCAGCGCTTCAGGGTGCGCTCAGACAAAGTGCGGGTAGCGGTTTTGCGGTCGTTGGCGCGCACCACCCGGTTAGCCAGGTACGGCGTTAGATTTCCCAGCTGTGCGTTGGCAACTAACGTCAGGATGGCCTTTTTCTGGGTGGTGACCCGGCTCAGCCGTTCGATCTCGCGCACAAAGGCCACGCGGGCAGACATGACCGCCAGTTGGTCTTCATTGAGGTCTTCATAGCGGGCCGGTTCGCGCTCGGGCTGCTCCTGCGCGGGTTCCAGAGCGTCGTCACCGGTGCCGGCGTTGGTCAGGGATTGGGCCAGTATGGCGTCCTGGGTTACCTGGGGGAGGCTGGCGAAGGCGTATTCTTTGCCGCCGCCCCGGCCTTCACGCTTTTTGGCTGGCCAGTTCTCGGCTTTGGCTCGGCGGATGATGCCACTTACAGAAGATGGCAGGCCGTCCAACCCGGCAAGCTCCGCCGCCGTGTACCATTCCTGGACTGGCAATACATCGCGACAGCTCATTCTTCGTCCCCCATCAACCGTTTCAGCTCGCGCATTTCCTGCTGAAGCTTGTCTTTCATCTGCTGCATTTTTCCGTACTGCGCGGCCAGGGCTTCACGGCCGTACGCCACCCGGCCGCCACGCATATGCACCATCCAGTCGGTAAAGGCGTGTGAATGGCACACCTCTTCCAGCAGGGGTACCCGATAAAGCGGGATGTTGTGTTCAGTGCGGGCGGGGCTGGACCAGGCATCCAGCATGTGTTTTGAGACGTCGTCGCCAGACAGCCGGCTCATTTGTGCGGCAATCTCATAGCGGTCTTCGGGGCAGCTCTTCAGGACGCTGCCGACCAGCTCACTCACCTGGCAGGCGTAGTTGCCACTGCCTGGTGTTGGGTGCACCGGTTCCGGAACCTCAAAGATGTCAATCGTGGCGTTGTCTTTGACGCGTCTCATGGTTATGCGCTCCGGGCCATTTGACAGTGCGCGATAGCGTTAGATTTTGTATCCTTGTGGCAATACCCGGCTTTGCGTTCGCCCACGTTTGGGCGCTCGCGCCGGGGCGCGCCATCTGACTGCCAACGCTCGGGCCAGATGTCCCTTGGGGACACGTTCAGCTTCCGGGCAATGGCCCGTTCAACACGGGGGTAGCGGGTGCGCTTGGCGTTAATAACAGACTGCCTTGCAATGCCTAACTCTTGGGCCACAAGTGCGAGAGATGATCCGCGGACGCGGAGCTGGTACTTCACACATTCCCAGCGCTGCTCCGGATCGGTTGGAAATTTGATGCTCAT